ACATGGGACGCAGAGTCAAAGTATGTCAACCATGTAAGCAAGTTTATCTACCACCAAACTCAGGTATTGATCAAAGCGGTGACGAAGTGTCCGAAGGTGAACGCACAATGAGTCGTGCTGCCAAGGGTGTAATGAAGTATGGCAAGGATGGCATGAAGGCTCTGGCCAAAGCAGGTCGTGATGGTGCTAGTGATGAGAAACTAGATAAGATTCGTGACAAGCATGACCACTATAACGAAGGTGTGGCGGAAGGCCTCAACTTTGACGAGAAAAAAGGTCGTTGGGAATGGGATGATGGCACCCGTATATTACCAGACGAGCTTACTCCTGCACAGAAACAAAGAGTCCAACAGTGGAAGGCTGCTAATCCAGGCAAGCGTCAAGGCCGGGCCACTCCCGACACACGCGGTGAACATACACCCCACGGATCCGGCGCTGGTCCTCGTGTATTTGAGCAAGGTGTGGCGGAAACCGAGGCTCCGTTGAAGCATCATACTGCCCGTGTTAGCTATCATAAAGAAGGCGACCCTCATAGAAGATACGAAGCTATTTTCAAAACCACACACAATGGCGGCAAAGAAGAAACTGAAAAACGAGCTAAGGCGGCGTTCGCGGCAAAGAAAAAGATTGTCTACAATATAGTTCATGAGCAAGGTGTGGCGGAAGACGATGCTGGCGATGTTGAACAGCGTTTCGCTGCTAAAATGGAAAAAGAAAAACAGCGTTTAGCAAAACTAAAGCAGACTGATCCAGAAGCATACAAGCGTGAAATTGCCAAGCGTAAAACTTCATCTAACATTCCTCCTGTATCTACATTTGAGCAACAAGGTGTGGCGGAAGGCTATGTTCCTGGTAATCCATTCAATGTTGCTGACTTTAAAAGACACATGGATACTGTTGGCAAGGTAATGGGTCGTGCTCCTACTAACAAGTATCAGGTTGGACAGATTGTAAAGTATGAAATGGACCCTCCACAAGAAGGCGGAAGTGGTGTAGGTAAAATTACCCGTGTTAATAAAGTTGGCGATCATTATGAAATTGATGGTAGCAAGATTGTAAATCACTATGAGATCAAAGGTGTTAAGCCAGCAGAGCAAGGTGTGGCGGAAGAGTGGAGTAAAAAGTATAAGAGTTCAATCAACTGCTCACATCCAAAAGGGTTCTCGCAAAAAGCTCACTGTGCTGGCAAGAAGAAGCATAACGAAGACATGACTATGGAAAGTGTATGTCCTGATTGCGGTATGTGCCAAACACACAGCAATGTTATGGAAATCAAAAAAGGTGCTAAGGATAGTAATGGATTTACCAAGTGCTGGCCAGGACATCATGCTGCTGGTACTAAGAAGGGTAAGAATGGCGGACAGGTACGCAACTGTGTGCCTAATGAAGGTGTAGCAGAAGATCACGAAATTCAAATGGCTACTAGCGAACTAGAAAGTATCGCTAAAAATGCTGTTCGTTTATTGGACTTAGTTCGCAAGTACAGCGAGCAACAAGGTTTAGATGCATGGCAACAAAGTAAGATTACTAAAGCTGCTGATTATCTAAATGCTGTTCTACAAGCAGTTAGCGGTGAGCAAACGGCATTAGAAGGTCGTAATGATGGATATCAACATGGATTTGCAAGTCCCGATGCTCCAAGATTAGGTAGCAGACCAAATCAAGGTGACGATGAAAGACATGACTTAGATGACTTTGAATTACAACGCAATCGTCAAGAGGTCACATATTACAACATCACAATTGACGGTAAGCCTATCAATCCTAAACCAATCTTTGGACGCAGTGCTACAATTGCTTGGGGCAAGGAACAAGATGCCGCAGGTGTAGATCTTTCCAATGCAATGATTTCGCCAGTTAGAAATACAACTTCAGAAGATCATAGCGACATGGGCAAGGGATGGGGACAAGGTAGTCAAGCATCTGCTTATGCATCAAGCGCATTAGCGGGTGCAGGACACGATGATCGTGCTATGGAAGACAAATATATGGCTGAGCTATATAACAAGTTAGCAGAAAAGATTCCTAAAAATGCACCAGTTGATGTTTGGATTAAGGACTTTGAAAAATCCAATGCTCCACAGTTCAAAGGTAAAAATCTTGCCAAGCGTAGACAGATGGCCATTGCTGCCAGTTACGGTGCTAAGAATCCATCTAAGAAAAAATGAAGATTTTAGAGTTTATTGAAAGTGATTATAAAATACATAATCGCCCTAAACTAGATAAAATTCTAGTAGAACTTTGCCATCATCTAATTGAAAAACAACACGACAATCCAGAAAAATATGGAATGGTTGCAGCGTGTGTATTAGACCCAGAAAACAGAACAGTATTAAGTGTAAACGAAGCTGCTAAAGATGGCACTAGACGCCACGCCGAAAGAGTTGCAATTGATAGTTATGTTGCAAAGTATGGCGAAATACCTGAAGGTAGTATTATCATTACTACACTAAGTCCTTGCAATGAAGACGATACCGAAATGGCTGATGGCAGATTTGGTGAAAGTTGTACTGATTTAATCAACTCCAGTAATGTTAAAAAAGTATATTGTGGTTATATTGATCCAAGTCAACATAATGAACACGAAGAATATACATTGGAAGAAACTGGCAATTCTGATATCAACGAACTTTGCAAAAAGTTTGCAGATACATTTTTAGATAATGATGTTAGTGAAAACTTTGCTGATGGCAAAAATCCTGGTCGTAAAGGACTTGCTAAACAAAGTGGTGTAAATACCAAAGCAAGTGTAAGTAGTTTGAGAAATACTGCTAAACACAGTACTGGCGAAAAACAACGAATGGCGCATTGGTTAGCCAATATGAAAGCAGGAAGGGCTAAAAAGAAATGAGAGCAATAGAATTTATCACTGAAGGCGTATTGCAAGAAGCGTTAGACAAACAATTTGATATAATTGAGTCTATGGTTGAATACTGGGCCGAACAACATGGTGTGGATAGTGACGAAATTTGGGAAGATCTTGAACTGGTTGAAGATGAGGATCTATTAAGTGAAGCCGAAGCTTGGCAAACCAGCAAAGGAAAAAACAAAAACGGTGGATTGAACAAAAAAGGTGTGGCTAGCTATCGACGCAGTCATCCAGGTAGTCATTTACAAACTGCTGTAACTACTAAACCTAGTAAATTAAAGAAAGGCAGCAAGGCTGCTAAACGTCGTAAGAGTTTTTGTGCTCGTATGAAGGGTATGAAGAAACATCGTGCAGGGGCCAAAACCAAACGAGATCCAAATAGTCGTATTAATAAATCACTCCGAAAATGGAATTGTGAATAACAATATAGTTGACATTACTCCTTGTATAGTATACACTTACTTACAAGGAGTTTTTTTATGAGTAAAGCATTTGGTGCGCCTGAACAGGCAAAAATTAAACAGATCGTGGCAGAAGGCATGACAGTTATGCAAGAGATCCAAGATCTTACAGAAGGCCTAAACGAAACAATTAAAGCAGTAGCTGAAGAACTTGATGTCAAACCCAGTGTCATCAAGAAAGCAATTAAGATTGCACAAAAAGATACATGGGATCAAGTGTTCCGCGAATTTGATGATCTTGAAACTATTGTAGATATCAGTGGACACAGCTTCCGCCGCGATAATGAATAATATAATACTTGGCATTTTTAATTGGATCAAAGATGATTTTAGTAGTAATAAGTTTCGTTTTTGCGTTGAGTTTATTGCTTGGTGCATTTCAATTGGGTGCTCGATTACAATGGCTGTTACAGTCCCCAACCCGCCCCTATTATCTCTTTATCCTGTTTGGATCTTCGGCTGCGGTCTCTATGCTTGGGCTGCTTTTAGTCGTAAATCTTTCGGCATGTTGGCTAACTACATCTTGCTTACTACAATAGATAGTATTGGCCTCGTTAGAATGCTAAATATTTTTTGAATATAGTTCGATCAGCTATAAATGATTACATTGGTTTTTGTCAGCCTAAAAATGACAAAGGAGGAAATTTATGAGTTATGTAGATGCTCGATGGGATCGAGAAAAGGACATCGTTCAGGTTATTGAACGAGATCCAAAGAAGGGTAGGATTTTTCAAGAATACCCTGCAAAGTATATGTTCTATTACCCAGACCAACGGGGTAAATTCAAAAGCATTTTTGGAGAAAACTTAACTAAGGTTACTGCCCGTAGCTGGAAAGAGTTTACAAAAGAACAGAGAATTCACAGCAGTCACAAATTATACGAAAGTGATATCAACCCGATATTCCGAACACTAGAAGAAAACTATCTAGGCAAAGATGCTCCAAAACTAAATGTAGCATTTTGGGATATTGAAGTGGACTTTGATCCAGAAAGAGGCTATGCATCACCAGACGATGCATTTATGCCAATTACTGCGATTGCTGTTCACTTACAATGGATGGACACTCTGGTATGTCTTGCTGTTCCTCCAAAGACATTAACAATGGAGCAGGCACAGGAACAAATTAAAGAATTTCCTAACACTATTTTGTTTGAAACAGAATATGAAATGCTGGATACATTCCTTAATTTGATTGAAGATGCAGATATTTTAAGTGGCTGGAACAGTGAAGGCTTTGATATGCCATATACTGTTAACCGCATTACTAAAGTGTTAAGCAAAGAAGATACTCGTAGGTTATGTCTGTGGGGACAAATGCCAAAGAAACGAGAGTATGAGAAATATGGAAAACAGGCTGTTACTTATGACTTGGTTGGTCGCGTTCATCTGGACAGTCTCGAACTGTACAGGAAATACACATATGAAGAACGACACACATATCGATTGGACGCCATTGGAGAAATGGAAATAGGTGAATCTAAAACTGTTTATGAAGGAACATTGGATCAACTATATAACAACGACTTTCGTAAGTTTATTGAATATAACAGACAAGACTGTGCATTGTTGGACAAACTAGATAAGAAATTAAAATTCTTAGATCTTGCTAATACAGTTGCTCACGAAAATACAGTGTTACTACAAACTACAATGGGTGCTGTTGCTGTTACAGAACAAGCTATTGTAAATGAAGCACATCATCGTGGTATGATAGTGCCAAGTCGTCCCAAGCGTGATGAAGTGGATACGCAGGCAGCTGGTGCATATGTTGCATATCCTAAAAAGGGCTTGCATGACTATATTGGATCAATGGACATTAACAGTTTGTATCCATCTGTTATTCGTGCATTGAATATGGGACCAGAAACAATTGTTGGACAGTTGCGTCAGGACTATACTAAGGCAGAGATTGAATCAAAGATTGCAAAAGGTTCTAGCTTTGCTGGTGCATGGGAAGGTAAGTTTGCCGCCAATGAATATGAATTTGTTATGTCGCAAGATCGTGCAAATGATATTATCATTGATTGGGAAAATGGCGAAACTGATGTAATGAGTGGTGCACAGATTTATGAACTTATCTTTGATAGTGGTAAGCCGTGGATGTTGAGTGCAAATGGTACAATCTTTACACATGAAACAGAAGGCATTATTCCTGGCCTGCTAAAGCGTTGGTATAGCGAACGAAAGGAAATGCAGGCCAAACTTAAGGATGCAATTAAAGCGGAGAATAAAATTGAAGAAGAATATTGGGATAAAAGACAATTGGTTAAAAAGATTAACCTCAATAGCTTGTACGGTGCTATCCTTAATGCTGGTTGTAGGTTTTTCGATAATCGCATTGGTCAGTCAACCACCCTTACAGGGCGTGGAATTGCCCGCCATATGGCCGCAAAAATAAACGAAGTAATTACTGGCGAATATGACCATATTGGCAAATCAATTATCTATGGTGATACTGACTCTGCATACTTTAGCGCATATAGTTCATTAAAGAATGAAATTGCTAAAGGGCAAATTCCTTGGACTAAAGATAGTGTTGTACAGCTATATGATACCATCTCTGATGAAGTGAATAGTACTTTCCCGCAATTTATGTTGGAGGCACATCACTGTCCAAAGAGTCGTGGAGAAGTTATTAAAGCTGGTCGAGAAATCGTTGCTATCAAAGGCTTATTCATCACTAAGAAGCGTTATGCTGTATTGTATTATGACAAAGAAGGCAAGCGTACAGATGTTGATGGTAAGCCAGGTAAAATTAAGGCAATGGGCTTAGACTTAAAGCGGAGTGACACTCCAGAATTTATGCAAAAGTTCTTGGAAGAAATCTTAACTAAAGTGCTTAACGGTGCTGAGGAGAAAGAGATTCTAGAACGCATTGGTGAATTTCGAACTGAGTTCAAAGCTCGACCAGGTTGGGAAAAAGGTAGTCCAAAACGGGCAAACAATATTGCAGCCTATCAAGCAGCCGAACTTAAAGCAGGCAAAGCAAATATGCCTGGACATGTACGAGCAAGTATCAACTGGAATACTTTACGAAGAATGAATGGTGACAAATATAGTCAACAAGTTGTTGATGGTATGAAAGTAATTGTTTGTAAAGTCAAAGCAAATCCGTTAGGCTTTACTAGCGTAGCATACCCAGTTGATGAATTGCGATTACCAAAATGGTTCCAAGACTTGCCATTCGACCATGCAGAGATGGAAGCATCCATCATCAATAACAAGATTGAAAATCTTATTGGAGTCCTAGAGTGGGATCTAGACTCTACTACACAAACGAATACATTTGGCAATTTATTCTCATTTGAATAAAAAATCAATTGACTTTCATCCCAGATCTAAATAAACTTAATACAAAGGAAATTATCATGCAAGACTTACTCAAAGACATCGTGGCTCACACAAACAAACTAGGCTTTTTGAACATCGTTAAAATTACAGGCGATGCATCAAAAACGCTTATTGATTCTATGGCAGATGACCGTAGTGTTATTATGTATGCAGAGACTACCAATCCATATCCACAAATGATTGGTACATTTGGTATGCCGCAATTGGAAAAACTACGCTACTTGGTAGAAGGTAAAGAATATCAAGAAGATGCTAAAATCGAATTGATGACTGCAAATCGTAATGGCGAAGATTTGCCAATTGGTCTTCACTTTGAAAATAAAGATGGTGACTTTAAGAACGATTATCGTTTTATGAACCAAGAGATCATTAACGAAAAGTTGAAGACTGTTAAGTTCCGTGGTGTTAATTGGCATGTTGAAGTTGCTCCTACAGTTAGTGCTGTACAGCGTTTCCAATTCCAAGCAGGTGCTAACACAGAGCACACAACATTCTTGGCTAAGACAGATGGCGACAA